TCAAGTTAGACTTGGATCAGGTTGACCTTACTGTAGCTATCAAGAGAAAGATAGATGCAGAGTTCGGTGAGATTCTACGACTATTAGATTGGAAGCATAAAGCACACGATATCTTCCGACGCTGGTACATAGACGGAAGAATATTCTATCACAAGATGGTAGATGAGAAGGCGCCTCGTAAAGGTATCACCGAAGTTAGATACATTGATCCCAAGTTCATCAAAAAGATTCGTGTTGTAGATAAAGGTAATAAGAAACTTCAGAATGATGCTTTTGATATGGTTCAAAAGGTTCAAGAGTTTTTCATCTACAACGAAGCGGGTGTCTATCCTGGACTCACTGGTATCGGTGGTCCTGGTGTAAAGAATTCTCAAGGGTTGAAGATTTCTCCTGACAGTATTGCTTACTGTACATCTGGAGTATACAACCCCACAACGAAACAAGTCTATGGCTACTTACAGAAAGCCATAAAGTCTGTGAACCAGCTCCGTATGATGGAAGATGCTACAGTCATCTATCGTATTAGTCGAGCACCAGAACGAAGAATATTTTATATTGATGTTGGTAACTTGCCCAAACCTAAGGCAGAAGCTTATCTCAAAGATGTGATGAGTCGTTATCGTAACAAAGTTGTGTATGATGGTTCAACAGGCGAAGTCAAAGACGACAGAAATCAGATGTCTATGTTAGAGGACTTCTGGTTGCCCAGACGAGAAGGTGGTAGAGGTACAGAGATTACTACACTCCCCGCTGGACAAAACCTTGGAGAGATGCAAGATGTTCAGTACTTCCAAGAGAAACTTTATCGTTCTTTGAATATTCCTATCTCACGTTTGATGACTGACTCTGGTTTCAATATGGGTCGTGCGTCTGAGATAACGAGAGATGAATAAAGTTTACGAAGTTTATTCAAAGATTACGAAAACGATTCACCGGTCTATTCAACGATATGCTCAAGACTCAGTGTCTACTCAAAGGTGTTTGTACACTAGAGGACTGGGACTTACATAAAGAGTATATTCAGTATGACTGGAACGATGATAACTATTTCTTTGAACTGAAAGACTCTGAACTTCTCAAAGAAAGAATAGAACAACTGTCAGCTGTAACTGAATATGTGGGTACTTACTACTCAGTCGAATGGGTCAAGAAGAATGTCTTGAAACAGACGAAGGCTGAGATGGAAGATATGCACAAACAGATTGAAGGTGAGAAGGCAGCTGGTGAAGTTGACCCAGATGCTGGTACGAATATTGGTGGTCCCGATGGTGGTTTTGGTGATCCAACCAGAGGCACTTCACAAGAACCTTGGTGGAATGACCCGGCACAACAGCCCGACGAAGAAGATGACGAGGGGGATGTGCCTGATGAAACTCAAGATTTTATAAATACCCAGAGTAACAAAAAACCACTGCGTAGTAAGAAAAAGACAACGAAATGAGGAATATATTATGAGCGAAGTTAAAGGTATGGTAGATGGTATTGTTGCTGGTGATTTAGGTCAGGCAACAGCACATTTCAACGCAGCTTTAGATGCTAAAAGAGCTGCTGAATGGGAAGGTGCTAAACAGCATTTTGCCCATACAGCATTTGATAGCCCAGAACAAATAGTAGAGCCGTTACCCGGCGAAACTGCCGGAGAAGATACTGGCATTACAGGAGATCCATCTGAGATGGATATGGAACCTGTTGAGGTGCAAGTTGGGGAGCCTGCTGAAGAGGAAGAATAAATGAAACTTATATCAGAACACGTTGATGACATAGAATACATCGTAGAACGAGATGGTGAGGAAGGTAAAAAGAATTACCGAATCAAAGGTGTATTCATGCAGTCCGAGATAAAGAATCGGAACGGTCGTATGTATCCTGAACAAGTCCTTACGAAGGAAGTAAAGAGATACAACAAAGAATACGTCAATCAAAAACGTGCCTTTGGAGAACTTGGACATCCTGATGGACCTACGGTCAATCTAGAGCGTGTATCGCATCTGATAACAAGTCTCAAACAGGAAGGAAAGAACTTTATTGGTGAGGCCAAAGTTATGGACACTCCCTACGGTAAGATAGTAAAGAATCTTATTGACGAGGGTGCTAAACTTGGTGTCTCATCGAGAGGTATGGGGTCGTTAGAACCCCGTCGAAACATGCAGGTAGTCAAAGATGATTTTTATTTGGCAACTGCGGCCGATATTGTTGCGGACCCATCCGCTCCTAATGCTTTCGTGGAAGGCATCATGGAAGGCAAGGAGTGGGTTTGGGACAATGGCATCATAAAGGAAATGGATATTGAATCATATAAACATGAATTAGACAAGTCTTACGCAAGAAAAAGGGTTCGAGAAGAAAAGTGCGTAGAAATCTTTGAGGACTTTATGTCTAAGTTGTGAATATGATAAATAACTAATATACTAAATTACTAAGGGAGTTATCCAACAATGACAGATATCAACACCAGCCTAGAAGCGACCGCAGCGGAGGTTTTCCAAAGCGATTCTCTAGACGAAGTAGCTGCAGACGCCCCTAAGAAGAACGCAGCCCCGGCAGAGAAGATGGACTCTGTGCCTGGCGAGCGTCAAGATATGGGCCCTGCTGTTGTTTCTCCCGATGCTCCGAGCGATCCTGGTAAAGCAGCAAGTTCTAAAGCAGGCAAGTCCCCACTACCCGGCAAGGGTGGTAAGGGTCATGCTTCTAATGCTTCTCCTAAAGCACAGGGTGACGGTTCTGGACCTATGAAGTCAAGTCATGAAGATGTCGAGCATGATGAGACTGAAGAAGTTATGGCCGAAGCACCTGATACCGAAGAAGAAGTTATCCAGGAAGTCGAAGAGCAGGAAGAGACAATTGAAGAACGAGTGTCAGCGATGGACCTTTCCGATGATGTTAATGCTCTAACAGAAGGCGATGGCCTATCTGAGGAGTTCAAGAAGAAAGCAGCAACAATTTTTGAAGCAGCGATCCGAATGAAACTCCGGGAAGAGATTGAACGTCTAGACGAACGGTACGAAGCTAAACTCGCCTCTGAAATTGAAGAAGCGAAAGCTGATATGGCTGAGAAAGTCGATGACTATCTCAACTATGTCGTGGAAGAATGGATGAAACAGAACGAAGTCGCTCTTGAGCATCATCTCAAGACTGAAATCGCAGAAGGTTTTATCGTAGGTCTCAAAACTCTTTTTGAAGAGCACAACATTTCTATTCCTGATGAGCAGTTTGATATGCTTGATGCGGCAGCCGAACAGGTTGGCGAACTAGAAGGCAAGTTGAACGAGCAGATGGAATCGAATATTGAACTCACCAAAGAGAACGATGAACTGAAGAAGGAAGCTATTCTTCTAGATGTCGCTTCGGATCTTGCAGATACCGAAGTAGAAAAATTTGCTGGTCTTGCAGAAGGCGTGGCGTTTGAGAATGCTGAAGATTATGCTGAAAAGCTAGGCACTATCAAAGAGTCATACTTTCCAAAAACACCATCAAGTAACAATGATGATACAGCAGCGCCTGTAGAGGGCAGCGTCGAAGAACTGGACGTGACTGATACAATGTCTGCTTATATGTCAGCTATCTCAAGAAATTATAAGAAATAGTTGACGAGATAAGTTTACACACAAAAGGGAGATAAACAAAATGTTTCAAACGGAACAACTACAGGAAAAGTGGCAGCCAGTGCTAGGGCACCCGGATCTTCCCGAGATTACCGATTCTTATAAGCGGGCAGTCACAACAGTTATCCTGGAAAACCAAGAGCGAGCGATGCGAGAAGATGCAGCATTTCTTTCAGAAGCAGCTCCAACCAACGCAACTGGTTCTGCGATTGCGAACTGGGATCCGATCCTTATTTCGCTAGTTCGTCGTGCCATGCCTTCTCTTATTGCTTATGATATCTGCGGCGTACAGCCAATGACTGGTCCTACTGGACTTATCTTTGCAATGAAGGCGAGATACACCTCTCAGAGCGGCACAGAAGCTCTGTTTAATGAAGCCGACACAGGTTTTGCTGGCACAGGTACTCAGTTAGGTACTAACGTCATGAAAGCGATGCAGGCTTCAGTCTGGACCACAGGTACAGCAATGTCCACAGCAGCGGCGGAAGCTCTTGGTGATTCAAGTTCAAACGCTTTTGCTCAGATGGCATTCAGCATTGAGAAAGCAACCGTAACTGCGAAGTCACGTGCTCTGAAAGCTGAATACACGATGGAACTTGCTCAAGACTTGAAAGCGATTCATGGTCTGGATGCAGAAACTGAACTTGCTAACATTCTAAGTTCAGAAATTCTTGCTGAAATCAACCGTGAAGTAGTCCGTACTATCTATGCGACTTCCAAGTCTGGTGCTCAAGCGAACACCACAACGCCTGGAATTTTCGACTTGAATACTGACTCCAACGGTCGCTGGTCTGTTGAGAAGTTCAAAGGCATGATGTTCGCTATCGAACGTGATGCAAACGTAATTGCTCGTGACACACGACGCGGCAAAGGTAATATCATCCTTTGTTCTGCTGACGTTGCGTCTGCTCTTACAATGGCCGGTCTGCTTGACTATCAGTCAAGTCTGTCGGACAACCTCAATGTTGACTCCACAGGCAACACATTCGCTGGTACATTGAATGGTCGCTTCAAAGTCTACATTGATCCTTACATGAACATGGGTGTTCCTTATTCCGGTTCTGGTGCTACTGCTTCTCAGTACTACCTCGTCGGTTATAAAGGTACAAGTCCTTATGACGCTGGTATTTTCTATTGCCCGTACGTTCCATTGCAGATGGTCCGTGCCGTTGGTGAACAGTCCTTCCAGCCGAAGATTGGCTTCAAGACTCGTTATGGCATGCAGGTTAACCCGTTCGCCCAAGCTTCTGCTCAAACAGAAGGTGTTGGTGCTCTGAACGCTAACGTGTATTACAGACGTGTCCAGATTAACAATCTGATGTAAGAAAGTTACCACATATTAGAATAATAAAGGTATCTTTATTAGAGGACCCCCGCTTAGTGCGGGGGTCTTTTTTTGGTTCTAAATGTTATAAATAGTCCGTAAAAGAAACTCATTTGGAGAAAAGATAATGGCAAGTACAAGTCAACTAATAATGAACTCAGCAACAGGCAGATTGATTGTGAAGATAGAAGGTACAACTGCTGACACCACAACACTAGACGCATCAAACTCTGGTGTAAATATGCCCGAAGATGGCACAGCACAACTCATTGGTATGTGGTGGACTATGGCCAGTGGTGATATTACAATAACCTGGAAGGGTGGTGATAAAGTAGCTGCCATACTATCTGGTAACGGTAGTTGGAGCGCCGCAAATAATATGCCTGCTATTGCTAACAACGCAACTAGTCCGACAGGTGATGTAACTATTGTAAAAGGTACAGCATCTGCTTACACCTGCATATTAGAGTTCGCAACTTATACCACATCATAGGTTGAGTTAAGAAATGGCATTAGCACCTGGCGGTAGCGTTAGCGATACCTCAACAGGGTCTGTTCAAGCTACCAGTAGACAGCCCACAGTAATGGATTACTCACAGAGTAATCAATTTAAAATCTTTATGCCTATTTTTCCCACTACGGAATGGTTCGTGGTGAGATGCAATATTCCTAGTGTCTCATTAGGACAGGCAGACCAATATACTCCATTCGTTGATATCGCCGTCACCGGAGATAAACTCCAGTACGGCGACTTCAGCATAACTTTCATGGTTGATGAACAGTTGAAGAACTACATGGAGATGTATAACTGGGTGAAGAACATAGGTTTTCCCTTTAGTGGTCAAGACCAGTTCAACCGATTAGAAAGACCAGATGGACAAAATAGAGGTGCTAACTCAAGTGTGAAGTTGAACAATAGTGCGACTTATGTTCAGACAAACAGTAGAGACCTCTACACTGATATCATAGTCACTATCTTATCTAGTAAAAACAATCCTGTTGCGGAAGTATTCATCTATGAATGTTTCCCTGTGTCTTTGGGCAGTATTGAATACAACCAACAAGAAACAGACACAAGTTATGCCACCTGTGATGTTAGTTTTGCTTTCACTTGGTACGATGTGATTGCTGCCAAGAGTACTGCTACAGTATAAATAGAATTGAAGCAGTCAAGTTATTAGGGGGTATGTATTTAATCTTTTGACTACCATAGTCGAAGCATATATAGAGTTGTAGTAATAACCTCTGACTGCTTCGCATTACATTATGAATATTGAAGAACTATATGATGCTGTTGAGAAGGACTTAAAGATTGACGATACTGAACTAGACCTAGAGTCTATTCGGACACCTCAGTTACATAATAAGTACCTCAAGTTGTACACAAAACATTCGTTGCAACTGAAGAAGTTGCAGGATGATTACAAGGTGATGTATCGCCTGAAGTGGGAATACTACACAGGCAAGGCACCACCGGAAATATATGCTAGTAAACCTTTTGACTTGAAGATACTCAAGGCAGATATCGGTATCTATTTGGATGCTGATGGTGAGTTGCAACAACTCAGTCAGAAGATAGCCTATGCTAAAGAGATAACAAACTATCTGGAGAAGATACTAAGGGAGATTAATAACCGCAACTGGACGATAAGAAACACTATTGAATGGAAGAAATTTATTCACGGTGAATAGTTGTGGAAGCTCTAATAGAAAAATTTAATGAAGCGTATATCCGCATCAAGTGTGACCCATCGGTTGGGAGAGAGTTATCGGAGTTTTTCACATTTGAGGTGCCCGGCGCTAAGTTCATGCCGTCAGTCCGCTCAAGAGTTTGGGACGGTCGTATCAGGCTCTTCTCCCCTGCAACTGGCAAAATCTACTATGGACTACTACCGTATGTCCAAAAGTTTCTCAACGAGAACGGACACACCGTCCAACTCTCTGAAGATTTTTCTACGAGAAATTTGGATAAATCAATTACCACCAAGTTTGTCCGTTCGCTTGAGAAAGGAAAGTTCAGAGCAAGAGACTATCAGATAGATGCTGTACACACTATTCTGGAAAGTAATCGTGGTCTTATCCTTTCTCCTACCGGTTCTGGTAAGT